TACTTTTGAATTGATTGTTCGCCTCTAGCGTACAATCTTAACTTGTGGAAATTATTTTTATGTGTTCTATATCTATTACCTTGTCTATCATTATGGAACCATTCTTGTTCAATAGCTTTAGCTATTTTTAATCCATAATCATAACTAAGTTTTTCTGCATCACTAACAACTTGACTTGGAAAATAATTTTTTATAACTGACTCAGCCATATTTAATTTTTAATTATTTTTGATACATTGCCTTTGTTTGAATACTTAGCAATGTTTACATTTAGTTTTGGTTTTTCTGTTTTTGGATGTGGAGTATATAAATGTCTATTGTTTGCCATAACTGCTAAACCTGAACTAATTGTTGCGTCAAACTTTGTACGCTTATTTATATCAAACCTAGTCCAATCATTTAATAACTCATTAAAATACAAATCTCCAAACGTTCCATCTTGCTTCATACCCACGTGATCTTGAATATACATCTCAATTGCTGCTGCGTGAGCTTGTTTTATATCTTCACTGGAGTTAGGAATTCCTCCAACTTCTTTTTCTGCAACGGATAATTTATTCCACACTTTATCCGGTCTGTTCATGCTAAATCCTCTATAGCCTCTTCTTCTAAGGTAATATAATAATCTAGGTTTATTATTCTCTGCAAGTATTGGCATTCCGTAAAATACTAATGCCATTAAAACGTCTTCAAAGAATATTTCTGCTGTAGGTGGTCTTGATAAGTATTCTAAAAAGAAACTATTAGCAGGAGCATCGTCCATTGAAAACCTTGTTAGTCCGTGGAGCGCTCCTTTCGATCCTTGACCATCAACAGTGCCAGAAATATCGTAGCTATCACAGCCAAAAGCACCGATATGCTCATTACCAGGATACCGTATACCATTTTTTAATATTACTTTATTTTGTAATTCAATTTTAGGAACCCAACTAACTTTAAATCTACCTTTTTGATCTGGATAAAATATAACTTGAGTATCCTTTACCCCATTCACCCACTGAAAATTACCAGTTGAAACTCCAAGGGTTCTAGACATCTCTTCGTTATAATCTATCTGCTCATATATCTTAACTAAATTAAAAATACTTCCCTTCGCCTCATCTCTAAACGCATGTTCAGTAGTTTTAGGGAATTGTCTATAAAACTCATTTAAAGCATCATGATCTCCTTTTAAACCATCAGCTTCGTTTTGCCAATGTTCTACAATTCCTACATCTATTAATTCACCATCTGGGCCGAACACATCGATGTCTGGTGTATCAAAAACTGGAAGTCCATACTCGTCAATAAATCCTTCGTAGTTCCATTCCATTGGGATAAACAAAGAATATAAACCAGACTTCGTTTGGCCATTTCTATTTCTTTTCGTGACGTCTGATGCGTTATATAGTTTTTTAAAATTGTTTCCACCTTTGTCTAATGCGTTTGAAGTAGAGCCCATCATACATTTACCAATAATCCTACTACCTAATCGTAAACATGTTTTTGTAACTCTCCAATTATTTAATATATTATCAGGTCTCTCCCATTTACCACTTTCATCATGTACTAGTAGATTTAATTTTTCACCATCATAACTATTATCACCAGTATTTTTCCAATCAATAGTTGTATCTAGTCCTTGTATATCCTCTAACTTTTCGTTAGTTGTAATTTTTTTCCTTGTAAACTTACTAGCTGGTACTCTATATGCTAGTTCTGTTTTAGGTCGATCCATACCATCTTGAATCGGTTTAAAAAAGAATGGGTAATTTACAGATATTGGTACAACTTTGTCTGTAAACATTTTCTTAGCATCACCACCTGTTTTAGATAATACACCGTACCTACTATCGCTTGCAAGAGTGGCTAGATTAACTGTTTCAGCAGATGACATAAACGAAAATCCAGATCGTCTATTCTTTAGATAACATATACCATAACACCTTTTATCTGCTTTACACGCCTCCCAAAATATATAGAACAATCTATTTGCCTCTCTAAAATCTGGAGCACCAACATCAATTTTACTCCATTGTAAATACATATAGTGAGTCCCCACTATATAGATTGGTTTACCTTTGTTTATAAACCAAAATCCTTCATCTCTTCTTTTAAACTCTTCGTCTATATAATCGAACCATTGATCTTTGTTCTCATCTGGATAATTTCTCCAATCAAAGATACTTTTAATATTCTTTAATCCTTTAGGATATTCTTGTTTAACCCATTTATCTTTCTCGTGTTTAAATACTTTTTTAGGTGCTTTAGGTAATGCTATCCTAAGATTTTGGATTTCAAGGATTTCACCAATTTGACCAGTTTTTGATATAACGATAATATCATGTTCTTTATTATATCCATATTTCCACTTTTTACCTTTGTTAAGTCTACTAATAGTAGTCTTTTTTATAGGTTCTATTGTTTTAACTAAACTTTGCTCGTACATTATTTAGATCTACCTTCTGCGAATCCTTTAAAGACTTTTTCCTTTCTCTCTTCAGGTGCCTTTCCCTCAAGTAGACTTTCTTCCTCTTGAATTCTGTTAAGTATTTCAAATGCGTCAAATATAGCTAGTTTTTTAGTGGCCGCAGCGTTCTTCAATCTATCTGCTGATATATCGTCGTCTGAATCTACAATCGGTTCCTTAGCGACTTTAATCAGTTCTTCAACTGCTTTTTGCCCAGCTTGGATTATATTCTTCTTCGTCTCCTTGATATTCATATTTGATAGTAATTAAATTTGATAAAACTCTATATAACCGTTCTCCATCTATTATAAACTCACATTCTGTTTTTGGTTTATAACCTATAATATCACCTTCTTCAATAGTACCATCTGAATATTTAACAATACCAATTAAAGGTCTCTCTGCATCAATATTAAATTGATCCTTAGCTTTTAAAGGTTTTATAAAACAATAACCTTTCGGTGTATTCCACCCTTCATTTCTTTTGTATAGAAATATTTGATCTAGTGTTATAAAATAAGTATTTTCGTTAAAGTAACTTCTACTATTTTTCTCTATACCTTTTACGTTATGCCACCGTCTAAAAACATTATGATGTATTATAACTTCATCTTCAGGTTTAATATCTGTATCACCAATCATTGGTGTAGATATAACTTTAGCTAATCTATTTACATATTGATGGTTATATATCTCTGTATTTAATATAAGATCTCCACCTTCAACTTTTTTAGTATTATTATATCTTTCTCCTACTGGTGTTACAACAAAATCGTAAACACTTCTCATTATAGTTTGCCTTTACGCTTCATATCTAAAACAATAGCTACCGCTTGTTTCTGTGGATACCCTTCTTTAACTAATTTAGATATTTTTTTAGAGACAACGTTATTTTTTAAAGGAGAAGGTTTCTTCATTTTAAATGCCATAACTAATACTCTAAATTATATTCAACAGATACTGCCATATTCTTGTTAAAGTCTTTCCATGGGAGAACATCTTTATCTTTTTTAATATAAACAGAGAATTTATTTTCTTCTTCTATTATATCGCAAATTGTATGTCCACCGTACACTTCTTGACCAACAGCATAATGCATAGCGTCGTTTTTATAATCTTTACCTACACTAATCTTTCTTATCAGTTTCGCCATTTTCAGGTGGATTAGGATTCTCAGGTGGATAATTTACTTCACCAGTATCAATATTAATATCTATTGTATTGTATTCTTTCTGTAATTCCTCTTGTAAAAGAGCTAATGAATCTTGTAGTTGACCTAAGTTGTGTAATAATTGGTGTTTCCTTGTTTCCATTCTACCAATTTCTACTTGATGACTATTAATTCCACTTACAGAACTTTGAATCTTAGCTAACTGTTCATCAGTTACTTTTTCTGGTCTAGGTTTTAAGTCTACTATCTTTTCTTTTTTTGCTGTTTTTCTTTTTGCCATTTTTATTTAATTTAAGTTAATTATTTGTTTTTAATATTCTAACCCTAATTCTAAACAAAGAGGATATTGTAATACTAATTCTTCATTGTCATCTATTTGCTCGCTAATATTTTTTACTATTAAGCTTGTTGCCGTTCCTGATACCATATCTGTTATCTTCATAGTTGGACCACCAGTAGCACCTATTAATGTATCTCCTTTTTGAAAAGATTGATTAGCTACACCAGCTCCAACACTACCTTGTTCAATAGTTATAGTGGTAGCGGCTGTTGCAGCGGCTTGATGACCTGCTTGATTAAGTTGTATATCTGTACCAAAATCAAAAGCCCCGTGAGCAATGCCAGCTACCCAAATAGTTTGATAACCTTGAGTTGTAGCATCATAAGTCGCGTCTCCAGGAAATATATAAGTATCGTCATTTTCTAGAAATATAGATGGATTAAGATGTGAAGCGTCAACGTTAAACTGAAAGACGTTGTAACTGGTTATAGCACCACCACCAAGATGCGCTTCAGCACCGTCACTAACATCGCAGTATATCCATCCTAATAAATTTCTTCTAAAAGTATTAGAATTTGCAACACTTGTCGCTGCATGTATTGTTCCTATACTACCAGGAGCTAGACCATTATCACTTTTTGCAAAATATAAACTGAAGTCATGTACATTCGCTGTTCCTGCGTTTGTTCCTGGCCATGTTGCAAAAATATTTTTTAATTCTACCGCTCCTATTGATCTTGGTATTTCAAAAGGAGTCCAAGTAAAAAGTATGTCGTTGTCACTATAAGCCGTTCCAGTATCTACGCCAGCATCGAAATCTGGTCGTACTGTTGCTACGTATTTTCCCATAATTTTATTTTTTTACTTTTTCTAGTGATCTTCCGCCAAAATAAGCGCCGATCACTGTTATTAATACTAATTGTAATAAGTCAACCCAAGAGGATTTGACTTCAAATTTTAATGTACCAGCGTCTATAAATATCAACAACATGGTACATACTATTAAAAATATCAGTACTAATGGTCTTACGTTTTTACTCAACCATGAATCTGATTTTAAATCTGCCTCCCACCGAGATGTTATGTTTTTCTCCATCTCAACTTCGTAGTTGGCCATTAATTCTTTTATTTTTCTTTCTGCTTCTAATTTTTCTTCTTTCGATGTGGTTAAATTATCTATAACTCCGCCTACACTCTTTACTAATTCTCCGGCTCCAGAAGAAAATATTTTTCCTAATACACTCATTTTTTCGCAAATTTTTCTATTCCACTTATACCAAAACATCCAAGCACTACAAAAACGAATGAGTCGTATACAAATTCGTTTATTGCTAAATCTCTACCTAACCAACCAGTTACAAGATCTACTATCATTATTACACACATTATTGCAAATGCAATAAAACCTATAATAGATTTTTCATTCCAATCGTTGTTATCTTTAAATATCTCCATTACCATTATTTGCTTCTTTTTCCCATGGAAACCCACCGCTACCAGCTTCTTTCCATTTACCATCAACCTTAATCATATCTTTATCATTCCTAGTTTCTCTAGCGAATGTTTCTCCATTCCACTTAATATAATCATCAGCATATTCTAACTTACCAATCTTTATATCTGTAGCGTGTCTCATTTCATGGCTAACTACTTGTCTTTCTTCAAAACTATCAGGTTGTACTGTATTACTTAAATATATACTACCATCCATATTAGCCTCCCCTAAAACTCCTTCTTCTAAATCTTTTCTGACAATAGGTGTTCCAGGTACAGACGCATCTCCACCAGCTTCTTTATGAAATCTCATTTTAGTCTTGATTTCACCACTTACAGCATAATTACCTCTTTCTGTTCCTAGTTTAAATCCCATTATCTATCTTTATCTTTTATCATATCATCTATAGCTTTATTGTAAACTTTATCTGTATATGATTTGTTATTATAAAATATACTTCTATCCGACGTAGGAAGATCTTCCTCACCAAGAAGTATTCTGTATATTCTACTTATCATTTGAGAGCATTTAAACGAGGTTTTAAATATAGAGTACATTATAGAAGTTCTATTCCTATGTCTCCAAGTTTCTATCCAACCTCCTTGTCTCAATCTGTCCCACCTTTGTTTATCCCATGAATAAGTGTATACTCCATCCATGAAATCTTTTCGTGTAAATCTTCCTTTACAATCTAAATAAATTAATAATTCTAAATCTGCATCTTTTAACCCGTAAGTCTTACAGACCCACTTTCTAGTGAGCCTGTAATACTTA